TCAACCTATATCTCCCCGATGCAGTCCGAGACGATGCTAGACAGTCCTTTTAAGACCCGACCTGATCCGAGTCAATGACAACTAAGCCCAGAAAGTCCAAAGCCTTACGAGGGGCAACTAAACCAAGGCTTCACAGCCCGCTTCTCAAGGGCGAAAACAAGCTGCAAGATGTTTTAGATATAGCAGAAATCATTGGTGAAAAGTTATTGCCTTGGCAGGAGTTCGTTCTTAAAGATATGCTGACTATTGACAAGAAGGGCATGTGGATAAAAAAGTCTTGCCTGTTGCTCATATCGAGGCAAAATGGAAAGACATTTTTAGCTCGTATGTTAATTCTCGCACACCTCTTAAAATGGGATTCTAAGAATGTCCTTATCATGTCATCGAATCGCTCGATGGCTTTAGAGACCTTTAGACAGGTCGCAAGCGCATTGGAGAACAATGACCACCTCAAAGGATTTGTTAAACAGATCAGATATGCTAACGGAACTGAGAGCATTGAAATGCTATCTGGAGCAAGGCTTGATGTCGTTGCAGCAACTAGAGACGGTTCTAGAGGTAGATCAGCAGACTTTCTCTACATCGATGAACTCAGAGAAATCTCTGAAGATGGATACAGAGCTGCTACTCCTACAACTCGAGCTCGCCCAAATTCTCAAGCGCTTTTTACCTCTAATGCTGGAGATGCGTTCTCAACTGTACTCAATGACTTACGAGAGCGCGCCATAGATTATCCGCCTAAGTCATTTGGATACTACGAATACTCAGCCCCTCAGTATTGCAAGATAGACGATCGCAATGCATGGGCTATGGCTAACCCAGCTCTGGGATACACCATTACAGAAGAAGCGATTGAGGAAGCGATTGCTACTTCACCGATTGAGAACACGCGTACTGAAACTTTTTGCCAATGGATCGACTCACTAAGTAGTCCTTGGCCTCACGGCGTTCTAGAAGATACATCCGATAGCACACTAGAAATGTCGGCTGGGGCTTATACTGTCTTTGGTTTCGATGTCAGTCCTTCACGCAGGAACGGATCATTGGTCGCAGGACAGCTTCTCCCAGATGGGAGGATTGGCATCGGGATCTTAGAGACTTACACATCTCAGGTTGCTATCGATGAGCTAAAAATGGCGGCATCCATTAAGGGTTGGTGCGATATCTATAAACCGCGCCTAGTCTGCTTTGACAAGTACGCCACTCAGACTATTGCAGATCGCTTAGGCAATGCTGGAGTTATGGTCGAAGATGTCTCAGGGCAACAGTTCTACAAAGCCTGTGGAGATCTATTAGAAGGTTTGGTCAATGCTCGCGTTGTCCATAATGGGCAGGCAGAGCTTATACAACAGATGAATAACTGTGCAGCTAAGGTCAATGACTCAGCATGGCGCATTATTAAACGAAAGTCTGCTGGAGATATCTCAGCACCTATTGGCTTAGCAATGGTCGTAAGCAAGTTAATGATCCCTGCACCTAAGCCACAGATATATACTTAGACACGCCCTATCACATTGTCTAATTGCTTGACAAATGCTACAATTTCTGTCTATGGGTATCTTTTCGCGTAAGCCAGAAATATTAGAGGCACAGATCGCGCCTAAGATCATGGGCGACGGCATTAATTCCATTTACAACTTTACATTCCCTGTAATTGGCAGACGAGATGCTATGGCTGTTCCCGCTATCAAGCGATGCCGAGATCTTCTCTGCACAGTCGGATCTATTCCGCTCGAGTATAAAAAGAAATCTACTGGAGAAGATATTGCAGCTCCTAGATGGGTGCATCAACTATCTAAGTCACAGCCACAATTTGTTACTGTCAGTTACTTGGTCGATAGCCTTCTATTCTTTGGGCAAGCCTTCCTAGAAGTTACAGAAACATATCAGGAAGATAATCGCCCTGCATCTTTTGAGTGGGTTGCCAATACTCGCATTACTTTTGATCTTAATGCGACCAACACTGTTGTAACACAATATTATGTGGATGGGTCACCCCGCCCGATGGCAGGTCTTGGATCACTAGTTACATTCCAAGCATTTAACGAAGGCGTACTTACAACAGGTGCAAGAACAATCCAAGCAGCTATAGACATTCAAAAGGCTGCTGCTGTAGCTGCACAAACTCCAATGGCTACTACAGTGCTAAAAAATACTGGAGCAGATCTTCCACCCGCGGAAGTTCAAGGCTTACTAGCGTCATGGAAGTCAGCTCGTCAGAATCGTTCAACTGCATACTTAACATCAACTTTAGAAGCGCAGAATATTGGCTTCAGTCCTAAAGACATGATGTACAACGAGGCAATCCAGAATCTTGCAACAGAGATCAGCCGCTTATGCGGAATACCTGCTTACTACTTGTCAGCAGACCTCAACACATCTATGACATACGCAAACATCATAGATGAAAGAAAACAATTAGTAGCACTAGCGTTCCAGCCATACATCTCTGCAATCGAGCAGCGTTTGAGCATGGATGATATATCTACAGCTGGACACTATGTAAAGTTTGATTTAGATTCTACATTCTTGCGCGTTGAACCTATGGAGCGATTGCTAGTTATAGAAAAGATGCTTTCACTTGGTTTAATTACAATCGAACAAGCTATGCAGATGGAAGATCTAACACCTAATGGAAGCGAAGGCTAATGGAAAACTTATACATCGAAGCCACAATGATTGAGTGCAACGAAGAAAAGCGCGAAATCACCGGCAAGATAGTGCCCTTTGGTAATGATGAAATTGGGAGCACTAATCTTGGATCTTATACTTTTGAGGCAGGATCTATTGAGATCGCAGACCCAACAAAGATTAAGCTCTTATCACAGCATGACATGAAGAAGCCTGTTGGTCGCATGATCTCAGCTCAACAAAAAGAAGATGGCATTTATGCAACCTTTAAGCTAAGCCGTTCACAAGCTGGAACAGATGCCCTTATTATGGCAAGCGAAAATTTGGTAGCAGGTTTAAGCATAGGAGCAGAGATCCTTGCATCGAAGCCATCGCGCCAAGGACACACAGTCGTAACAGCGGCAAAGTTGAAAGAAGTTTCTCTCGTAACAGAGCCAGCCTTTAAGTCTGCTCAGGTGCTAGAGATCGCAGCAGAGGAAGTTACCCCTGCTGAAGAAAACCCAACTACAGAAAGCGAGACAGCCGTGGAAGATACCACTTCAGCAGTCGAAGCAACACCTGCAGTAGAGGCAGCACCTGTCGAGGCTGCTCGCCCTACTGTAACAGCGATGTACTACACATCTCCAAGAATCGAAATCACAAAGCGTAATTACTTGGAAAACACACTAAAGGCTAACCTCTTTGGTGACGATGAATCTCGTCAATGGCTACGCGCTGCTGACAACGATCAGACAACAGGTGCAGGATTTATCCCAACACCACAAAGCACACAACTACTTAACTTCCTTTCTAACGCAGACCGTCCAGTAATTGATTCAATTACTCGCGGAACAATGCCGGAATTTGGAAAAACATTTGAACTTCCAAAAATTACTGAAGTTCCTATAGTGGATCAGATCGATGAAAATGCGGCAGTTACAGATTCACAACTTGAAGCATCATTTATTACAGTTACAAAGAAGTCTTTTAAGGGTCGCGCAATCACTACTTTAGAGTTGCTAACAAACTCAACACCTGCATTTCTTGATGAACTTCTTGTTCAGATGGAATTTGCTTATGCAAAAGACACAGAGCAATATGTAACTGGAGTAATTGGTAACGATGGTACTCTTAACGCAACAGCACAGGCTAACTCAGCCGATGGATTGCTAAAGTATGTGTCAAGTGCAGCGGCAGCTGTTTATTCAGCATCACTTGGTTTTGCTCGCAACATGGTAGTAACCCCACAGCAATGGGCAAACATCATGAGCTATAACGATAATGGTCGCCCAATTTACATTGCGGCAAATCCTCAAAACAACGCTGGTGCACTTTCACCTCTTAGCGTTAGAGGAACAGTTGCAGGTCTTGACCTTCGCGTATCTCGTTACATCACATCAGCTGCACCAGCTGGAACAGGCGATTACTCAATGCTTGTTGTAAATCCAGATGCTTACACATGGTACGAGGGTGCTCGTCAGCAGCTTCGCACTAATGTTAACTCAGACGGAACAGTAGACATTCTGCTGTTTGGTCAGGGTGCACTTGCCACCAAGCTAGGTGCAGGCGCAAACTGGTTCAACCTAACCTGATAACTAGGTGATTAAGTCGCTCTGGGGAGTAGTAGCCCTCTACTCCCCAGAGTCTTTAGAAAGGACATCATGGCACTTACAACAGTTGCAGAATTACGCTCAACATTAGGCGTAGGCACTTTATACACTGATGCCGTCCTTCAAGAAGTATGCGATGCAACAGATGTAGTCCTACTTCCAATGCTTTGGAATAACTACACATTTAATGTGGCACACAGCAATACAACAACAGAGGGCACACTATATTT